GCAAAATATTTACGGAACATTTGGAACATTTGGAACAAAGTAGGCGTGGCGCGGGTTTCAGCGTTTTCAAAAATGGAACAATACAAAACAAATTTGGAACAATACAAAAACAAATGCTTGACATCGACTCACTTATGTACTCATACTGCGTGGCAGTATTAAGTACATAACCATACTGTAGCACCACCACATACCCATCACCTTTCCTACATTGCGCAAGCAATCCTATACAGCCACTCAATCCGCGCAATCTCAATCGGAAAAACCGATTAGCAATCGGAAAAACCGATTGGCAAAACCGATTGGCATGGTCATTGGCTTTCAGCCGTGTGTGTCGCGCACCTTATCGCCACAAGTTTTTGTTCCCCTTTTATGGGGGGAGTGTCCAACGCCCTTTCTTACCAGTTCCGTAAAAAATAAAACGTAGACAAAAAAATACCCCGATTCCATCACACGGATCGAATCAGGGTATTTTCTATCTACTAGGTCACTACTTCAAAAGTTTTGCTAGTTTGCTACTCACAGTAGTTTCAATCTGCTTTAACTTAACTAGCGCATCCTTAGCACTAGGCGACCTCACTTTCTTATTACCTCTGGTAACAAGCTCATTGGCTAAATCTCTAATCTCACCAATTTGTTTAGTGATACCAGACGATATGTCAGAAGCCTCTTTTTTAACAGCAGAGATGCCTCTGTTTTTTATCGCTTTAGCTTCATCTCTATCCTTCTCAGCTTGAGTTTTCGCTTCGCCTGTAGGCGTAAACTCAATAGGATAGTTTTCTTCTAGGTAGCTCATTACAGCTCCCGCATACGTGCTAATAGTAGCAGGTAAAACTGTAGTAGCAGCTTTAGCTTTATAACGCTCTATCCACTCTCCACGAATAATGCCTTTTACATTATTTGATATGTAGAGAGGTTTGGTACGATGCTTATATTCGACGTTAGGCTTGCCGTATACATCTCTTAAAGCATTAAAAAACTTCTGGCCGTTTTCTTGTTCGGACTTCTTATCACCCTCTCTACGCTTCAATTCGCTATCCGCGTGGGAATGAGTGGCGACCTTAACCGCAGGCATCTCCTGAAAGAGTTCTTCGGCTGTAGTCTTCTGAGTCACTTTGTTTATCTTAGTCATTCTAGTTTCTCCAAGTCAGTTTTTGTTTGGCGTTATTGCCCTGACTTGTTTCTATAGTATGATATAACCCTTACTTAGTCAAGATATAGGGAGGGACAACCACCTTACTGTGGGGGTAGTACCTAAAGCCTTTTCTTGCCAGTTCCCTAATAAAAAACGCAGGCAAAAAAATACCCCCCAACCCGAAGGCTGAGGGGCGACTGGAGTTCCTTTACTTATACTCCCTTGTTGTTTTGTTGTAGCGTTTCCCTGCACGCGTGTTATCAAAGCGTTGGATAATTACAAGTGCTACGTTGAACACTATTATTATGCTAAGACATACTAATAAGTTGGTAATCATAGCTTGTTCATCTCCTTCTAAAAAGGAGGGGCTTGCGCCCCTCGTTGTGGTTAATAAAAGTCAATATTAATCGAGGCGTTTCTAATCTCATCTCTGAGTTCATCAAACTCTGCATCCAGAAGTTTTTTAGAAACTACGCGATCAGCGTCGTCTACTTCTTCAGTTTCAGCCATGTTATCTGTAGTTAATACTTCATCCTCTACTAGAATCTCTCGTATTAATACAGCGACGCTCTCGCGTGTTAAACGCTCTACGTCTTCATCTTCTCGCACGTCGTTCTGCTGTTCTTCCTCTTTGTACTTCTCATATTCAGTACGTATAAAAGATTCTAGCCAGCACTCAAACGCGAGCATTAGTTTATTTAATAATCGGTTCATGTTATTTACTCCAGTCAGTTTTTCTTGGCGACATTGCCCTGACTTGTTTCTATAGTACGATATAATCATTACTTAGTCAAGATATAGAGGGGGGGTCACCCCCCAAACCACAGAGTAGGAGTCCCAAAAATTATATACATAATAGTTTGCTCATTAATTTTCTAAAATTTTGAAATTCCCAACTAATGTGTTACTTTCGCTATATAGAAACCCCCCCGTCATCAAAATAAAACGGATTGGGCAAAAAATTATTTCATATGAACTCAGATTTACTTGACATTGTAAATAAGCATACGCCAGAGGAAACGCAGCCTCCAGAGCTAGTCGTCGTCGTTCCAGACTTCGATACGCCAATGCCACCAAGTTACCCAAGAAAGCAGACGGAAAAGATTGAATCGCAACAAGATTTGAAGGATGCGGTACGTGTTGCTGCTAATACAGCACAAACTTTAGAAGACATGGGCATGGCACACGAAGTAGACAGTCGGCCTGATGATGGTGAAGTTGTTGACTTGCTAGATCCCACACATATATTCAAGGAAGCCTTTGGCACAGACTCCGGCGATATGAAAGATGCCGAGTCTCTCATTAATGGCGAAACGCGAAGTACGCCCGGCCCTGTACCTAAACAGAAAACAGGGGTCGCACCGACGCAGGTGTTTAATACCTATACAGCAGTAAAACTGGGGTCTATACTCAGTGAATACGACAAGCAGGTGGTTGAGGATTCTGCACAACTGAGAACCTATGTGACCAACAAGTTGGTTGAGGTGTCAGATTGTGGGGATACGAAACACGAGTTACGGGCGTTGGAGTTGTTAGGTAAGATATCTGACGTTGGGTTGTTTGCTGAGAAAACTGAGATAAATGTGAATCATACGGCGGATTCGTTAGAACATGCGATAAAGGATAAGATTGCTAGGATCATCGGGATGAAAGAAAGCGAGATTCATGACGGTGAGTTTAATGAGCTAAAGGAGATAAACAGTGGCGACAACGGGGACATCGAAGGACAGCAGACTGAAACGGGCGGGAGTGAGCGGATACAACAAGCCGAAACGGACTCCGAACCACCCGAAGAAATCCCACATAGTAGTAGCTAAAGAAGGCGGCAAAGTAAAGACCATACGGTTTGGTCAGCAAGGCGTGTCTACTGCGGGGAAACCGAAAGCTGGAGAAGCGCGGTCACAGAAGATGCGGCGCAAGTCATTCAAAGCACGGCACGGTAAGAATATTGCCAAAGGCAAGATGAGCGCAGCGTATTGGGCCAACAAGGTCAAATGGTAGTGGACTTAATACAGATAGCGTTTGTTATATTTTTAGTAGTAATACTCAGAGAGGTTATCAAAGATGGCAGCTAGGAAACCAGCTAAGAAGAAGGCTAAATCCAGAGTTAACGAGGCAGGTAACTATACGAAACCCGCGTTACGCAAACGGCTATTTAGCCAGATCAAGTCTGGTGGCAAAGGCGGCAATCCGGGTCAGTGGTCTGCACGTAAAGCGCAGATGTTAGCAGCAGCATATAAGAAAGCAGGAGGAGGCTATAGGTCATGAAAGGAGTCAAACATTACAAACGGGATGGAACAGAGTGGAAGGGTAACAGTCATAAGATGCCTAATGGAGACTTACATTCTGGTAAAACACATGGCAAAACCAGCCAAAAACTGTATCATCTGAAGGACTTATCTAAAACAGCACAGAAGAAAGCTCGTGGCGCTCGCAAAAAGTCAAAAAAGTCTTAAAAAATGGACTAAACAGAAGTGGCGTACTAAGTCTGGTAAGCCATCTACTCAGGGAGCGAAAGCTACTGGGGAGAGATACTTGCCTGAGAAGGCTATAAAAGCGCTAAGTAAGAAAGAGTATGCGGCGACAACCCGCGCAAAACGCAAAGCGACGAAGAAAGGCAAGCAAGTTTCTAAGCAACCGAAGAAGATAGCGAAGAAAACACGGCGGTATCGTAAGAAATGAGCGCAGTTGCACCCAAACGGGCGTACAACATGCCAACACCGTCGCTAGATAACACAGACTTAGAGCAGTTACTTAAAGTATTGCCTACACTATCGCCGAAAGAACAACAAAACATACTTCGTGACCTAGAAGACTACGAAACACTGCTGTCAAAAGAGAAATCTAAGACAAATTTCTTACAATTTGTAAACAAAATGTGGCCTGACTTCATTATGGGGCGGCATCACAAGATTATGGCAGAGGCTTTTGAGGATGTAGCCAGTGGAAAGTGCAAAAGACTGATTGTTAACATGCCACCACGTCATACCAAGTCAGAATTTGCGAGTTATTTGCTCCCAGCATGGTTTTTAGGGCAATTTCCTCACAAAAAAGTGATTCAAACGTCACATACAGCAGAACTTGCCGTTGGATTTGGTCGAAAAGTGCGTAATTTGGTGGGTCAGGCGGAATATAAGGACATTTTTCCCGAAACCGCGCTACAAATTGACTCAAAAGCAGCCGGAAGGTGGAATACCAGCAAAGGTGGCGACTATTTTGCGATTGGTGTGGGTGGTGCTGTTACAGGTAAGGGTGCAGACCTACTGATTATTGACGATCCGCACTCAGAGCAAGAAGCAACGCTGGCTGAGATAAATCCAGACATATACGACAAGACTTACGAGTGGTATACGTCCGGCCCTAGACAGCGACTCCAACCGGGCGGTGCTATTGTTGTCGTAATGACAAGATGGAGTAAGCGTGACCTGACAGGTCAAGTGCTCAAATCCAGTATGCAGCGCGATGGTGAGGAATGGAGAGTGATTGAGTTTCCAGCCATCATGCCTTCTGGTAACGCGCTGTGGCCTGAGTTCTGGTCGTTAGAAGAATTAGCAAGTTTACGTAATGAGTTACCACATAGTAAGTGGATGGCGCAGTATCAACAAGAACCGACAAGTGAAGCGAGCGCGATTGTCAAACGAGACTGGTGGAAAGTCTGGGAAGGCGAACGACCACCGCCTTGTGACTTTATATTGATGTCATGGGATACCGCGTTTGAAAAACACAATCGAGCTGACTACAGCGCATGTACTGTGTGGGGTATATTTTACCAAGCAACCGACCATCCTGATGAATATGAGTCTGAAGAAGAATACGACAGAACCAAACAGAATTTAGGCATACCACAGCCAAACTTGATATTGTTAAATGCAATTAGAGACAGGTTAGAGTTTCCAGAACTTAAGCGATTGGTAATGCAAGAGTACAAAGAGTGGGAGCCTGACAGCATTATTATTGAGAAAAAAGCCAGTGGTGCGCCGCTTATTTATGAACTGCGAGCTATGGGTGTGCCTGTGCAGGAGTTTACACCGACGCGAGGAAATGACAAGATATCCAGATTAAATGCAGTATCCGATATATTTGCATCGGGTAAGGTGTGGTATCCTCCGACACGATGGGCAGAAGAAGTGATCGAGGAAGTTGCAAGTTTCCCTGCTGGGGAGCATGATGACTATGTGGATTCTACGTCTATGGCGTTAATGCGTTTTAGAAAAGGGGGT